TAATTTATGGCGTTTGGTATAACAACTTTTGCAGAAGCACCTTTTTCGGCACAGGGCCAACAGAACGCTGTCGTAGCCGTTACAGGCTTAGCCTCCACTTTAGCTTTAGGATCAACAACAATAGGATTGGTACCGTCGATCACAGGCCAATCAATAAATACTGCTGTTGGTAATGTAGGAGCAGCGATTGCGGCAACACCAACAGGACAATCCCTATCCTCGGCTCTTGGTTCCCCTGCTATTTCAGGCACGGCTCTTGCTACACCAACAGGTTTATCAGCAAGCACGGCCCTTGGTACGGTTACACCTCAACTTAATCCAACCATTGTTGGTCAGGAATTAACATCAGCTCTTGGTACGGTTACTGTTGAAGCGGGAGCGGTGGCAACACCGACAGGCTTAGCACTGACCACGGCTCAAGGCACAACCACTCAAGAAGTTATTGTTTCGCTAACAGGACTAAGTAGTTCTGTATCATTAGGGGCAACCGATATTATCGGTACAGCGGTGGCAACACCAACAGGTCAAGCAGCAACATTAGCTCTTGGTACACCTATTGTATCGGCAACAGCAACCGTGGTGCCACTTGGACAATCCATATCCATGTCTCTTGGTACACCAAGTCTATCGGTTAGCTCCGTTGCGACACCGACAGGTCTAGAAATGACAACTTCTGTAGGAACACCAGCGATATATTCATGGCAAGAAGTTGACGACTCTGAAACTTCAACATGGACAGAAGTTGATGATAATGCTACAATGAACTGGTTAGATGCAGCATAAATTATGAGTACATATTCAACACGATTAAAAATAGAACTAATTGGCTCAGGAGAGCAATCAAACTCTTGGGGTAATACAACAAACAACAACTTTGACCAAGTTTTTGAACAGTCAATTGCAGGTGTATACAGCAAAAACTTAGGAGCAGAGTCTAGTCCTTATACGCTGACCTCGGGTAACGGACCACAGACACAAGCAAATAATGAAGCACGACAAGCTGCTGTCTTATTTACAGGTCATAGTAGTGACTTTATTATACAATTTCCTACCGTAGAAAAATTATATTTCTTACGTAATGCTAGTTCAACTTATAAGATTACAGCAAGACTTGGTGGAGCAGGAAATACTTTTGTTGTTAATCCATCAAGAAATGTTTTCATTGCAACCGATGGTACAAACTGGTTTGAATTACAAACACAAGGAAGTGACTGGTTAACAAAGACAACAACATATACCGCTTTTCCTGGTGATAAAATATTTGCTGATACATCTAGTGCTGCTTTTACTATTACACTACCAGCTTCACCTAGTGTTGGTGATGAAGTAAGATTTTTAGATTTAGCAAATACATTTGATTCAAATAATTTAACCGTTGATCGTAACAGTGAAAAGATTGATGGAGCGACATCAGATTTAACAGTAGCAACTGAGGGTGCTGCTTTTGCGTTGGTCTATTCGGGAGCAACGTACGGATGGAAACTACTGGAGAAATAATATGGCAACATACGCATCTATTCGTTATAAATTTTCTGGCGCCAATGTTTCTGGCGTTGCACAAACAGCAAGTAATCTAAGTGATCTAGCTGACGCATCAACTTCAAGAACTAATCTTGGTGTAGCAATTGGAAGTAATGTTCAGGCATTTATTTCTGCAACTGCAGGAACAAATGCTAATGGTACAAGAACAGTAAGCACATCAGCTCCGAGTGGCGGATCTAATGGCGATATTTGGTATCAATATAGCTAATGCATAATGCCAGTATATGTTAAAGATGGAGGCGTTTGGCGTACAATAGATAGAGTCTATGTACGTGATGCTACATCCTTCACTAACAAAACGGTTAATAATGTTTACATAAAAGATGGTGGAAGCTGGCGTGAAGTTTTTATCATTTATGATACCACTTCTTTTTCTACAACGACAGGCACTGTTCCCGTTCCTTCTTTAGCAAATGCTATACACGTAGAATATGCTGCTGCCGCAGGTGGTGGTGGTTCGGGTGGTATGGATTATGATTCAAGAGGGTATGAAGATGCAGGAGCTGGCGGTGGTTCAGGTGCTTTTATATCCGATAAAGTTTTTTCTATTACAGGTGGTGAAACACTAACAATCACAACAGGCACAGGTGGCACAGGCGGTAATCCTATTGGTGATCCTCCAGGTGATGGAACATCCTACAGTGGTGGTAATGGTAGTGCGGCAACATCTGTATCAGGCACCTCTTCAGGATCTTTATTTAGTTTAGCTGTTGGTATTGGTGCAACTTCAACGTACAACTCTGTTGCCGTTGCTGGAACAGGAGGATCAGCTTCTATATCAGGAACTACTTTAACATCAGGAACTACTGTTGATGGTTTAGATATTACAACATTTACTTCTGGACCTTTATCAGCATTTAATCAATCAGGTAATGGTGCATCAGGATCAGGCGGAAACAGATGTTCTGGTGATAACTGTAATGTTGGCGGTGCTGATGGTGCTGATTCTTATAGTAGTAATGTAGCAGGAGGAACAGGCGGTGACGCAGGTAATGGTGGTTCTTACGAACCAGGTCAAGTTGGTAATCCTGGCACAAGAGGATCAGGGGGCGGCGGTGGAGGAACCGAACAAGGTGCTCCTGGTGGTGCGGGAGGTAATGGTGAAATTAGTTATAGATTTATGAGGATTGCATAATGTTAACAAAATTAAATATTGCTCCTGGTATTGATAAACAAGATACAGAATACGGTGCTGAAGGTCGTTGGACCGATGCACAAAATGTACGATTTCATTATGGCTTACCACAAAAAATAGGTGGTTGGACAACGATTATTACGGATACCCTTATTGGCGTTGCAAGAGATCAACATACATGGACAGATCTCAATGGTGTACGGTACGCGGCCATTGGCACTGATAGAAAATTATATATTTACACGGAAGGTACAGCATATGATGTTACACCTATACGTCGTGGTCCTACTTCATTAACAAATCCTTTTACAACAAATGGTACCAACAACGTTACTGTAGCGGATACAGGGCACGGCGCTATACAAGGTGATTTTGTAACCTTTGATTCTTTCTCTGCCATAGACGGTCTGGACATGAATAATGAATTTGAAATTACCTCTATTACTAATGCAGACTCTTATGTTGTAACACACACTGATACAGCAACAGGCTCTACAGCAGGGGGTGGAGGTACAGGTAATGCAAATTATCAAATAAGTATTGGACAAGAAACATCAACGTATGGTTATGGTTGGGGTACAGATGCATGGAACGTTGATGCTTGGAACACACCACGATCTACATCTACCGTAACGATTGATGGTCGTAACTGGTCTTTTGATACGTTTGGTGAAGACTTAATTGCTACGGTACACAAAGGAGGCACCTATCGTTGGGATACATCATCAGGAACCTCAAGCAATAGAGCTGCAATTATTTCACAAGCTCCTACAAGTTCACGGTTTAATTTAGTTTCTATGCCAGACAGACACGTCTTTTTATTTGGTACAGAAACAACTATTGGTACGGCTTCTACGCAAGATGATTTATTCTTGCGGTTTTCCTCCCAAGAAGATTATACGGATTGGACTCCTGTTGCAACAAACACAGCAGGCTCCTTCCGTATTCAAGATGGATCAAAGATTGTGGCAGCAACAAGATCACGTAACGCGGTTCTAGTTTGGACAGATACATCACTGCATGCATTACAATTCGTTGGTGCTCCTTTTACTTTCTCTCTTGTACAATTAGGTGGTGGATGTGGCGCGGTCGGTGTTCACTCTACAGTGGATATTAATGGTGTTGCGTATTGGATGTCACAAAATGCTTTCTTCTTATACGATGGTACAATTCGTAAATTACCTTGTTCGGTACAGGACTTTGTCTTTGAAGATTTTAGCGCGGCCCACCAACCAGAAACATATGCAGGTGTTAATTCAGAGTTTAATGAAATTACTTGGTTCTATGCATCAAATGGATCAAACTATATTGATCGTTCTGTTACATATAATTACTTAGAAAAAACATGGTACACCAATACATTAGCAAGAACAACCTGGACTGATTATGGTGTCTATCAAGAACCCTATGCAACATTATACAGCCCTACATCTTTACCTACAATACCAACTGTATTGGGTGTAACAAATGGTGCTACAACGTATTATCAACAAGAAACAGGTAGTAATGATAACTTAACAGCAATGACAGCCTTTATACAATCAGGTGATTTTGATATTCAAGATGGTCAACAATTACTACATGTAAGTCGTGGTATACCTGATTTTAAAAACCAAACAGGAAATGCTACTATAACAATGAATTTTAAAACATACCCTAATGATACATCATCAACTACTGTCACCAGAACTGTCAGTTCTAGCACGACAAAATTTGATACACGTGGTAGAGGTAGACAAACAAATTTAAAAATTGAAAGCACGGATCTTAATGCAGATTGGCGATACGGTACACTGCGTTTAGATGTGCAACCAGATGGAGGTAGATAATGGCTAAAATAGCAACAACAAGATTACCAGATGCAACACCTGAGTATCAAGAAGATCAATTTAACGCTCTTATTCGTATACTAGAGCAGATTACACAACAATTAAACTTTGGTTTTCAAGAAGACTTGAAAGATGAGTCAACAGCAAGGACGTGGTTCCTTGGTTGATACATTTAAAAGCGTTAGTTTACAGCCGCCGACAACGGCTAATACAACGGTATATACGGTACCAACAGGTGATTCAGGAGCCGTGCCTCCCGTCCCACCGACCACGACTATTATTAAAAGTATTATTATTTCAAATATTAGTGGTGGTACTGTTAATGTAAAAGTAAGAATGTTAGACTCTAGTAATTCTAATTTAGAAGTGTTATTACATGATGCTAATTTAGGACATCCAGAGGTAAAAGAAATACTAACACATCCAATTGTATTAGAACAAGCGGATCAAATAAAGATTGAAGCAGCTACTGGTAGTGCTGTTGAAATTTTATTAAGTATAATGGAGATAACGTAATGTCAGAAATAGGTAAAAA